AGACGATTGAGTTCTTTGAAATCCATCGTTTCGCCGTTTTCCACATAAGTGGGTACAGCACCGTAGTCACGATTAAGCGTTCGAGCGTTTATCGTCACAAGATTGCTTTCGAGACTATTTATCTCGTCTGCATAGAAATAATCTTTCGGTATCCTGTCCGCTCCGAGTGAAACAATGGTGAAATCTTCGTACATCTTGGTAGCCAGTTCTCGGAGATATTCAATATTATTTTTTATCCGATTGAAGTCAACCGCGTTAAATCTGTCTCCGGTGTAAACCCCTGCTACCACACCGCCTTTCCAATCGGTTTTAGGTGTAGACCACGCCATTTATCCCCCAATCCTTCTAGCCGTGATTCTGCCAGAAAACGCCTGTTTGAAGTTCAGCACTTGGTGGGTAACCCCCACTTTCATGTCATTTCTGAACTCGTTTTCTTGATAGATAATATCCGTGGTGTCCAGTTCCGGGTTTCCACGGGTGTCATATTCGTACTCAACCCCTGCCGTATAATACTCTGCGAGCCATTTGGCGAGGTCGTTTGCCATTGCGAGGTCGTTTATCAGCGGATTCTTCCAAATAACAGATTTACCGGTTGTATTGAGCGTCACCGTTGCGTGCTTCTCAATCACTCTGTACTGTCTACCTGTTATCTCCAGTTTGTGTGCTCCGCTTACGTTGAATCTCACGGTTATGAAGAAATCACCGCTTTCGACCACCTCTACACCGTGTTCCACACCGTCTAACTTCACCCTGTACCCATAAGAAGGTTCTTGAATGTAATACGTCTCGGTCTTACCCGCAACCGTCTCCGTTTCCTCGTAAATGAGGTTATCCTCTTTGGTGTTCTCTTGATACAGATAGCACGGAACAACAATGTCCTTCACAAGTTCGAGTTTCGTTGCTCTCGGGAACGACAACATGTCTCTACGATTCATGGTGAAATCGGCAACATCGGTGAGGCTTAAACTGTTCAACACGATACGGTTATTTGGTTCATCCGTCTTAGTAAATTCGATTTTCATCACATCGAAATCATCAAATTCTCTGAGAACAGTGGTGGTTTTATCTATTTCATCATGCCCCACTTGATATTCGTTTACGAATTCTTCCCCGCGATATATTCGAATGATAAATTCAGACGGTAGCGTAGATCCAAACTCCAGTTTCAAACCGTAGTAGGCTCTGATTGCTTCCATCCTTACGGTGACAACCGGATTTTCTGTGAACGTTCCGTCTGTCCCGGAAACGGCTCTGGACACGTAACCCGTGTTGATTCCCGGCGCTCCGTCCCTCTGTAAGAAGTGCATCGAAGCGTCTACCTCTGTATAGTTACCCGCAAGCGTTGCATATTCCTCTTTCGTGCTATCGTTCAGCACGTTCTCCGCTCTTGAATAACTCTCTTCTCCGTTCGTGCTAATTGTGCTTTTCGGCATGAAGTTGGACTTAATCTGTATCTTCCCATCACGCGAAACGGTTAAAATGCACCTACAGGCGTTTGCGATAATCTGCAAGGCCTCTTTGTATCGCACCCTCGGTATCGGGTTGTTCGTGTACAACGTCTTAAGGCGCGGGTCGAGATAGTACTCCTTCACCTTCGCCTCTTTTAATACATCCTCTGCAAGTTCGTAATAACTCCTTGCTGCCGCCCTATACCGTCCCCGTATGTACTCACCGCCCATGTTTCGGAACACGTCTTGACAGCGGATAACGGCTGTGTGATCGTCACTTTCCCACTCAGAGCAGAGCAACCTCGCGCCCTGCACCCACTCCACATTGGGTGAACCTGGTGTTTGATATCCGTACATGATGTTCATTTCCTGCCCGGTCTCTAGGAAATTCACCGCCGAGTTCGGGTTGTCCACATTAAAATAGTGGTCGTAGTTTTTCAATGTTACCGAGAAATCAAACTGCGGTATCTCCGCACCTATCGGGGAAACGTAACTCTCAAGAGTTGAGTCGATTACAGCATCGTTGTGATACACAAGGCCGTAACCAAAAACGATTGAGTAAATTCGCAATCGACTCTGCGTGTTTTTCATTCTACGGAACACCATTCGTACACTCTGTGTGTTCGAGAGGACTTCCTCGGTGCTCCATCGTTCCTTGTTGTTATTTCTGAACTCTAGCCGTTGCCCGGTACTTCCCACAATGTCAAAATCCACGGGGTAATTCTCACCAAAATCAATGGTGAAACCCTTGATGTTAATCGGCAACGAACTGAGGAAAATTGTCATTTCAAAAGGCTGTTCCGATACCAACTTGTTCGACACAACCCCCGTATCATAAAATCCTGCCCCCGCGTTGCGGGGGAGGAAATACATCGATCCATCGACCCTTGTGAAGTTCTCTTCAAGGGTAGCGTAAGCGAGCGCGTCCTTTCGCTCACGAAAAACCGTTCCGTTATTCGAGAACACCGCGAAATCACCGTTCTGAATTCTCGCATTCGCCTGTGCCTCTTGATTCATTAGGCCGAAAGAAATCATTATGTATGCTCTCTCCCGGAGGGAGGATTTCATGCTTTTCTTATATGCTTTTGATACGCGCTGCATATCCCCTCCCTTACTCTCCTGTGTCTATGAGATTTACCTTACAGTTGCGATAGTGTGTCGGTGTGCCGTCCTCGGTTACCCAATACGGCTCACCTGTTCGGTCGCCGCAATACATGCGGAGCGTTTTTCGGGTGTTGGTTACAGGGTCATTGAATGTGACATTCACAAAGAAGTCATTTAGAAGTGACAATATCCCTTCCCATTGTTCGGCGGTAAGCCAGGGCCATTCGAGACCATCGATCTTGTACTGATCTCGCCCAACCCTCTGTCCTACCACCGCCCCATTCGCGTCTCTTCCACTGTCAACCACCGTGGTTACAATCACGCTCACCCCCCGCTTGCAGGGGGGCAGTTCGTGACCGTTAATTGTTAAATAAGCCATAACCGCCCTCCTTTTAATCGGTGAAGCGATAGCCGTCAGCGTCCTTCTGCGTGGTAACAGCATCCGTTACGGTACGGTTGCCAATTTTCACCACGGTCTGCTCGTGCTTATCTGCCTGTCTCTTGGTATCGTTTGCTATATCCTTGAGCGTAGGCTCAAGATACTCATGGTAGAAATCGCGCATGTTTCGATAGAAAGTATCGTCTGTGTCAACCCCCTCTCTCGACCGAGCCGTGTTTTCGTACACACTGTTCGCCAAAGATTTACCCGGATCGAAACCTGTTGCGCTCGCCAAGACCATATTTTCGTTGATTTCAGCTGCGTTCACGTTGATTGCATTGATAACCGCGTTAGCACTTGTTACCATATCTCTCGACATGGTTCTCCAATATCCACCAAACTGCGACATACCGCTGACAATAGATTCAAGCATAATTGCCCCAAGCTGGAATCGGTTGATTACCTCGGTTCTACCGTTCACATGACCCACAAGTTCAGCGCCACTCTCTCCGGCTACGAACATCGAACCGTGTGCTCGGTTTGTACCACCTGCGTACTTCGGCATTGCTTTCCAGGAGTTCGCTGTGATAACAGCCCCCGTGGCTGCTTTTTTGAGTTTCTTTGTCCGGTTAGACCGAACGGGGTCTCCATCCGAGGTGGTCAGCTTGTGATTAAGACCGTCTGTAAGACTGTTGATCCCATTTGTAACCGCGTCCCACGCGCCTTTTCTAAGATTCACGGTAACATCAATCTGATTTGTTCCAATCCAATCTTTGACACTTGACCATCCGTTTTTAACTAACGAAACCCCTTGTCCGATAGGCGGTAACTCGCCAATCCAACCCTGCACGGTTTGCCACCCGCTCTTAATGAGAGCAATGGCCTGTGATAAAACAGGAATATGACCAATCCAGTTATTCACAGTGTCCCACCCCTGTTTCACAAGGTTAATCCGCTGTGAGAGGGTGGGTATGTCTCCCACCCATTCCTTAACGCTCGACCACCCGGACTTAGCGAGTTCGATTGCTTGGTCTAAGGTGGGAATCTTTCCAATCCAGTTCGCCACCGTGTCCCAACCTTCTTTAGCAAGACCTATCGCCTGTTTGAGCGGGGTAATCTTACCAATCCACCCGTTCACCGTAGACCAACCGTCTTTCACAAGTTTGACAATGGTTTCAACTTTCAACCCGTCTCGGGTTTCATTTGCCCACCATGCCTTTGCGTTCTCCCACATTTGGGGAGCGTTGTTGGTAAGACCTATTGCAACGTTGAGCTGCTTGTTGTTTTTAAGTGCGTTTTCAATCGGGTTGAGTACCGTGTTTCTTACCCACGATTTTGAATCGACAAAATTATCACCGAACCCCTTCTTAAAACTAAGTCCGCAATCCTTTCCCGATTCGCGCAACTTCTCTTCGATGCTTTTCATGTCACCATTGGTAAAGTAATCGTATACATCACCTGCCCAATTCGTGATATGTGTGGCTGCTTCGTCAAGCACTTCCCCAACAAAACCGGCAAACCCTGCGAACAGTTCGGCGGCCTTATCAAGTCCCTCTTTGATTTTGGTTTGAATAGCATCCCAATCGAGATCGGCCTTACTTACAAGACTCGCCGCGCCAACGGCTAGCAAAGCTAAACCTAAAGGTAATCCAAACGGTGTGAAACAAAGTATTAAGCCTAGCGGAATGAACGCCTTCTTGGCTATCTTGTGAATACCATCCAGGACTCCACCGATTTTACTCTTTATGAACTCCCAGTTCATGGCTATTCCGGAAACAATCCCCACCGCTCCCGCTGCTATGAGCGCAATACCAAACGGTAATGTTGGTGGCGAAAAGCAGAGAATGATACCAAGCGCCAGAAGAGCGGCCCCCACGGGTACACCGATATCTTTTAGAACACTTTTAACCTTATTGGTCAAGTAATCCCAATCGGGGGTAACAGCGTGTGCTAATCCCACCGCGCCCACTGCTATTAAGCCCAAACCAACCCAGGTGGCGACTCCGCTGAGTGCTAACGCCAAACCGATACCAAGCACTGCCACGCTTGCTATAGCCTCAAGCTTCTTTAACTTGTTTTCGGTTTTTCCGGTAAGGCTTCCCCAATTAAGGGTTGCGGCAGAAGCAATACTTGTCGCTCCTGCAATCATCAAACCGATACCAAGCGGTATAGCACCACCACTGAACGCAAGGACTGCACCCACACAAAGAGCTACACCCACTCCGACCCCTATCAGACCCATCGCTTCTTTGGTCTTGTCGGACAACTTGTTCCAGTTTAATGCTACGGCGCTACCGAGCATGGTCGCACCGGCTATCATCAAACCGATACCGAGGGGGATTCCCCCGCCACTGAACGCTATCACAGCGCCGACAGCCATAAGCGCAGCACCGATTGCACCTTCAATCAGTGACAATGCGTTTGTCAAATCTCCATTCAATGCTTTCCAGTTGATTGCAACGGCAGTACCAAGCATAACCGCTCCCGCAATCATCAATCCGACACCGAGGGGTATATTCCCACATGTGAACGTTAATATTGCACCGACTGCCAACAGAAAGCCACCTAACACCGCTGTCAAAAGTGACAATGTTCTGGCTAATCGGTCTGACATCTTGTTCCAGTTCAAAGCGATTGTCGAAACCAAACCGGCTGCACCCACTGCCATGAGAGCCACACCAAGCGGAATATTCACACCTGTTGCAACCAAAATTGTTCCGATGGCAAGTGCAAAACCACTGGCGACTGCTGTGATTTCCCACATGGCATCCTTTATCATGGCTACAATGGAGTCCACTCTTGAGGAAACAGCGTTACCAAGGAAATCATAGGTGGGAAGCGGTATATCAAAACCGCCGCCCCCTCCGACTCCTCCACCGCCGCCTCCGCTACCACCCCCTGCGGAATCGTCATCGCGAGAGATGATGTTCAACTCATCGATACCAAGCAATGCGTTTTTCAGCTTCTTTGCCGCCTTACCTGCTTTACCGAGTCCACCTGCTGCATCATCTGCGTTATCAGCCAGCGCTCCGGCCGCGCTTGCTCCCGCTGAAACACCTCCGAAATCAACATCGGGCATCTTAAATCCAAACAGGCTTGCAATGCTCTGAGCCAACAACCGTATAACCTTCGCTATTGCGATTGCATATGGTAACACCGCGTTGAGAATTGGGATAAATACAGTACCCAGTGCTCTGGAGGCTTGTAAAACCTGCGCTTTCAAGATTCTAAGCTGATTTGCCGGAGCGTTCAGTGTTCTCCCCATGTCACCTTGCGCGATAGTAACCTGTGTCATAATCGCATGGTAACGTAGTTGCGACTTCTCGGCTTGTGTCATGGCAGACACGCGTTTTGTAATACCGAGCGCCAAGGCCTCTTCCTGTAGTCTCGCAACTGAGAGATCGTAACCGAGTCTACGAAGCGGCTCGAGTTCTCCGGAGATACCAGAGGACAACTTCTTCATCGAGTCATCAAACGAAATGTTTGCAAAAGAAGATAGGTCGTAACCAAGCTGTGTGAGATTTTGAGACATTACATAGGCTTTATCGCTTGCAACACCGAAACCGGTGATAATGGTGTTGAAGATACCTTGATTACGCATGAACTCGCCGGGGTCGATACCCATCACCTCACCGACTTGCTCGGCGTATTCTTTAGCCTGTCCTGCGTACTCACCCATAGAAATGGTGAACAGGTTTACGTCCTCAATGTACTGATTGGAAACATCAACCCATCCCCCCACTTTGTTAGCAATCTTTGGTGCAATATTTTTATATAAATCAACCAAAGCGTTTAACTCAAGGTAAGACTTTTTAGCCTTTTCGTTACCTTTAGCGACACCATCCGTCTCCTTTGCCACACGATTCAGAACATTCGGAAGAGATTTAAATCTATTTGTGACTTTGTTTACATTGTGGGAAAGCGGGGTGAGGGTTGAGTTCAGCGATTTAATACGATCTTCGAAACTCTTCCAATTCACCTTTTGCAACCCTTGAGCGGCAACCGGGACATCTTTCAATGCTCTTATGATTGACGGCAAGCCCGAGGATTTACTAATGTTATCAAGCGATTTGAGCTTGTCACTAAGTTCGGATAGTTTGGTTCCAAATTCCGTTAGGTTAACACCGTTCAAAGAAGCAACCGCGCCTGGGAGTTTATTTAATTCCCTTATGATGGAGGCTAGTCCAGAGGCCGTGGTCACGTTTGACAATTCACCAAGACTGTGTCCCAGTTCTCTCAGAGGTTCAAAATCGATACCAACTAACGAAAATGTGGCTCCACCGAGGTTTCTAATCTGATTGGCAAGAGTGGGAGAAAGCTTAACACCGTTCAGTGCTCTAAGTTTAGCAAGGCAACCAATAAGTTTATCAACCTGTTCAATTTGTGAGACATTTGCATCACTCACAGCGCCGTTCAGATTTTTAATCTGTGTCGTGATACCGTTGAGACCCACGCCGCCTCTTGTGGCATTTTTCAAACGAGATAAAGAAGCAGAAAGGGCATCAATTCCAGAAACCGCCTGTGTTGATTTAGATTGTATTTCAAGTTCAAGTTGTTCAATCGTCACTGACACCCGTCTCACTTCCCTTCTTCGTATTTAACTCGCTTTGTACCATCTGCATCTGCATGTATCTCAACGCTCTATCAGATTGCATCTTTTCTTTCTTACGTTCCGCTTCCTCTAAATCTTGTTTGTTGATCGGATACGGCTCTTCGACATAGGGTTGCGGTTTGATTCCCTTTTTACCGAACGAACTAAACAGGGGTGCAAGGCGAGACATTGCATCGTATATATACATACCCTGCAACCATCTCTCTTGGTTCATTCGCTCTTTTCGTATTTCATCTGCTTCACGATAATACTTAACGAGCGTACAATCCCTGTTCCAATATTGCTCTTCCGTCATGCCTATCGATAAATAATAGGGGAACCTAGCATAGAAGATTTCCGTATAAGAACGGAGGGCAGAGCGACCATCGCGCTCGCCCTCCTGCTTAACGGACTTATTTACAGACGGCGAACTATTTACCAGTTCACCGTCCAGTTCACGTTTCCCTCTTTCTCGCTCGGTTCGTCAAGGAGGGTCATGATCGGCTCGTTGTACATCTCAGCGAGTTTTGCGATCAGATTCTCCTTATCGGACATTTTCGAGAAAATCTCATCGATAACTTCCTTCTTCTCGAATCTGTGATGTGCAAGGAATGCTCCCTCGAACATCATCGGAAGAACCGTCATGGGCTTCGTATCGGCATCTGCTGCAACAAAACCTCTCTTCTCCATTTCCTGCACGCTTTTACGCGTGTACTCCAGAACGTAATCCTTACCCTTGTAGGTAAACTCCAGTGTCTTTGCCATTTTGATAATCTCCTTTTTCTTTAGGTGTCCAGAGTGATAACCGAGGACGGCGCAATCGTGATGGTCATATCAACAACCTCGTTCGTGCCGCCACCGTTCGCGTAAACCGAGAGAGATCCCTTGAACTTAAACTTACCGTTGCTGCCGGTCGGAGTAAGGACACCTCCCGTTTCCGAACCTCCGAGCCAAACCGCGTACTCCTTCTCCTCACCCTCGATGGCCTTGAGAGCCTTGTAATCGTCAAGCGAATAATTCGCCTTGAACTCAAGAGCATCGAGAGACTGAATACCCTGGATGTGAGTCTGCATGTTGTCAGACAGAGTGGTAGTCTCCAACATCTCCGGTGCACCACCGAGGTCGGGGAACTCCTTAATGTCAATCAGCTTCTTCCATGCGGTCGTGTCCTTCTGCATGAGGAAACTCTTGTAGGTGCTAATAGCCATGTGTGTTTACCTCCTGTAAATTGTGTTGTCCTTGGAAACAATGGCTCTGTACCGAGCCACCATTCTATAGATTGTTGCATTACCCTCGTTCGGAACGGGGTTAAGCAGTGTTCTTGTGAAACCCATTCTTTCCATTTCTGAATCGATAATCGCCATTATCGCCTTGCACTCGCTCTTCTTACCGGCTGTCTTGTTTGAATAGACATTGGCCTCGTAGAGAACTTGTACATGGTTTTCAATCGCCCCGGAATCCCGCGTGTTTCTGTACACTTGGTTATCCGTTTCTATGAGAGACACACAGGGGAATGACGGAGGGGATTTCACATACTCTCCT